AGTAAAAAATTACAAGATCACTTAGAAGCATTACAATCAAGATGTCATTACTTGGATCTTACACTTGATACCATGAGAGACAAATTCTTACGTATTAAACAAATAGTTTCTACAGGAGAACTGTTTAAGGACTATGACCTTAGCAAGGAAATGCAAGGCGAAGTAATTGCTTTTATGGACACTACTAAGGATAAATTAAGAGAAGTCAGTTTGAGAATGGCGTTGAAAATAGCAGATCTCACTAAGGTAAGTCCTAACTGGAAACAGTTAGCAGAAAACACTGTGATGAGGCGCAGATAGAATAGGTTGTCATATCAGATCTAGCTCCTGGACAACCTTAAGTGGGCAATGTTGTAAAAAATATTGCCCACTTTCCTTGACTAAAAACAAAAAAGTATATATAATACTAATATGGAAAATCTAACAGTTCGCCTGAGTGATAAAAACGATTATAGCAACACATTTGATCTTGAATTTGATTTGGTGCAGAGCGATTTTCTTCCAAAATGGATAGACCGTTTCTTACATGCACAACAACGTCAAGATGTCATAAGTGAACCTTGGGCAATGTATAACCTCAATGATCTATGGTCAACCGAATACACACTAGAGTTTTTAAATAAAAACATCGCAAAATGTAATGAAATAAGTCCTGGTATGTTTGATAGAATAATAACAGATATAAACGACCAGGATACACTAAACTATCTACATAGTGTGTTTGAACTGCACCACGGACAATTAGACACATGGTTAGAAAATCCTATATTCTTACAAAACAACGGGCCTGAACTTAGGCAATGTTTAAGTCATATCAACCAAACTATACATCGTTGTGAAGGACACAATAAAAGTCCAAAGATAAGAGTTGTATATTTTAATATACCAAAAACAGAGATATTTACAAAAGATGATTATAGACTATTTACAGATTCAACCGACTTTGGAGGTGTGTATACATTGTATGCCGATGTTGGTAAAAACTTAGAAAGTCTAGCAGTTGATGATGATGATCACCACCATGATTTTGTTCCTAATTTGCATTACAGTGTAGACTTTGTTATTAGATTCAATGAAGATGATGGTGAGTCAAAAAAACAGATGTATAAAAATTACTTGGATAATCATATACAATATTTTAGAGACAAAGGCTACAGTGAAAATGATCCACGTCTCACTACTGGTGCAATTAAGATTGCACAACTTCAATATAAAAATAAACAAGCAGTGCTTGATAAAGTTAGCAAGTATAATAATGTCCAATCAGTATTTGTTTATTAACTTGACTAAGCACAGAAATTGTGTATAATAGCATTATGAGAACAGCAACACTAATAATAAACGATGAAGTAAATCTTAAGATATCAGGACTAGAACTTGATGTTCGTAAGAAACTTGTGAATACTTTTAAGTATGATGTGCCACATGCAAGATACTTGCCAGCAGTAAGACTAGGACGTTGGGATGGCAAAGTTGCATACTTTCAAATGGGCGGTAGCACATACTTAAATTTGTTGCCTGATATACTTCCTATACTTGAAGACTTTAACTACGACGTTGACATACAAGACAACAGAGAATACCAAACAGTATTCAAGTTTGATCCAGTGGCAGAAGATACTTACAGTGACATTATGTGGCCAAAAAATCATCCTGCCTCTGGCACTCCTATTAAGATGCGTGATTATCAGGTAGAGATAATAAACAGTTTCTTAAAAAATCCGCAGTGCTTACAGGAAGTAGCAACTGGTGCTGGTAAAACAATTATGACTGCAAGTCTAAGTGAACGTGTAGAAAATTACGGACGTAGTATTGTTATAGTACCAAACAAAAGTTTAGTTACACAAACAGAAGCAGACTATTCAAACATGCAACTTGATGTTGGGGTATTCTATGGTGATAGAAAAGAGTTTGGACATAAGCACACAATATGCACATGGCAAAGTTTAAATGTGTTACTTAAGAACACAAAGAATCAAACAGTTGATATTACCATACATGAGTTTTTAGAAGATGTAGTTGCAGTTATAGTTGATGAAGTACACATGGCAAAAGCCGATGCACTTAAAACATTGTTAACTGGCGTAATGAGCAAGATACCATTGCGTTGGGGACTTACTGGGACAATACCCAAAGAACCATTTGAGTTTCAAGCACTGCATTGTAGTTTGGGTCCTGTGATAAATCAACTTAGTGCTAGTGAACTACAGGAAAAAGGTGTGCTTGCAAACTGTCATGTAAACGTGGTACAGTTAATTGACCATGCAGAATTTACAAACTATCAAAGCGAATTAAAATACCTTTTTGAAGAAAAAGGGCGATTAGATACCATTGCAGGCTTGGTTATTGAAGTAAATAAAACGGGTAACACATTGGTGTTAGTTGATAGAATAAGTGCTGGCACAGAACTGCTCAATCGTATGGGAGATGAAGCTGTGTTTGTAAGTGGAGCAACCAAAGCAAAAGCAAGACAGGATGAATATGATGAAGTGGCTACTGCGACAGGTAAAATCATTATTGCTACATATGGTGTCGCGGCCGTGGGCATTAATCTGCCACGTATCTTCAATCTTGTCCTTCTTGAGCCTGGTAAAAGTTTTGTACGGGTTATACAAAGTATTGGCAGGGGTATTCGTAAAGCGGAAGACAAAGACCACGTCCAAATCTGGGACATAACCTCAACCTGTAGATTTGCAAAAAGACACTTAACTAAACGTAAAGCATTTTATAGAGAAGCAAACTATCCTTTTAGTGTAGAGAAACTAGACTGGAATGCATAACACACTGGAGAAATTATGAGAATACTAACACTAGAAAATACTGTCTATGAATTAGATGTGTTGCCAGAAGAAATAGATGATCTACGTTTTTCTATCTTTGACAATAGTGATCCAACCAATCCAGACCACATCTATATTCCATTAATATTTTTAGAAACATTTAACTCTCCTGCATTGGTACTGCGTATTGGTGATACTCAAATGAAAATGCCAATTGATTGGCAGGTATTGATTGGCGAACCAGAAGTTGGTGATCTTGAGATGTTACCGTTAACGAGTATCAATGATAGAGGTTTTAAAACTTTCCAATTCAACCCACACACAAGTTTTACACCAACTTACATGGATATAGAAATAGTAGACGTGTATCAAGATGTAACATGGTATGTACCAAAACTAAAAAATGGACAGATGTTAGCAGTTCCAGTTGAAAGCAAAGACAATCCAAGATGTGTTTATTTTGTAAAAGACATCAGTCGTAACTGCGAAATTGTAGACTATAACAAAGCATGGTGATCGTATGGAATTTACTAGAGGTATATTTACTGTTGTAAAAGAAAAAGTAGATGATAGTATTGCATTAGCATTGATTTATACTGTTGGTCATGTTATAATAGCAATGAATGTTGTTTACTGGATGACTGGTTCAAGTTTATGGGAAGCAGGTGCAGTTGCGTTAGTTGAACCTTGTATCAACGGATTTTGGTTTTACATACTGCACAAGATATGGAAAAAACACAATGAGCGAAAAACTAAACATAGCAAATGAGATGCGGTGTCTTGACAGTAAAAGCAGAGACTTTTACGATAGTCTGACAGATGAAGAACGCAAAAAGTTTTCCAACTTTCTTATGATACGTTGGGGATCAAGTGTGCAAGGTCCTAGTGAACTTCAAGAATACTATTTGATAGCCTGTAATCAAAGATTGAACAAACATTTCTTTGACATTAATCGACATCCTAAGCTACAATGGCTTTGTGCTACTGCTATTTCGCCAGATATGGGCAACTATAGACATACATGGATACCACCAAAGAAAAAAGAAAAAGGCAACAACGAAGGAAAGAAAATACTGATGGAACTGTTTCCTGCAATGAAAGCAGATGAAATAGAGATGCTCAGCAAACTTATAACAAACAAAGAACTAAAGGAATACATGCGTGACAGTGGAGTCGCAGACAAAAAGTGAAACCTATCGATGTAAGTACTGTGAACGTGAATTTAGAAAAGAAAGCACACTAGCAGTACATCTCTGCGAACAGAAACGCAGATTTCAAGAAGAAAAAGAAGTTGGTGTACAAATTGGTTTGCAAACTTACTTGAAGTTTTACACTATGACACAAGGTAGTGCAAAACTTAAAACCTACGGTGACTTTGCTACATCACCTTATTATAAGGCATTCGTAAAGTTTGGTAGACATTGTGTTGGTATAAATGCTATCAATGTACCAAAGTTTGTTGAATGGGTAATTAAACAAAACAAAAAACTTGATCATTGGTGCAAAGAAGCAGTATATGACGAATATCTGCATGAATATATAAAACGTGAAGCTCTAACAGATGCACTTGAACGTGGCATTGAATATAGTATAAAGTGGAGTGAACGTACTGGACATCCAGCACATGACTTTTTGCGTTATGGAAATGACAATGCAGTTGCATTTGCAATAAGTACAGGACGCATATCACCTTGGTTGGTGTTTAACTGTGAATCAGGACAAACATACCTTGCAGATATGAATCCTGATCAAACAAAAATTGTATGGCCTTGGATTGATCCAGATTTTTGGCAAAAGAAGTTTCGTGATTATCCAGCAGATCAGGCATACTGCGAAGAAATACTTAAACAGGCAGGATGGTAACGTGCCTTTTTATACAGAAAAAATAAGTTTTACATTACCTGCAGAGGAGAAGAAAATGGGATTAACTAGACCAAAAATTCAACAAATGGAAAAAGTAAAAAAATCTAAAGATCCACAATTCTATATGTTGCTGATAAAAAGTGCAATACGTATCGGCGGATGCTATGCATTGTTTACTGGCGATTTAGTTATGGCCGCAATAGTATTTGCGATTGCTGAATTTGCTAACATAGGACACTATATTAGTAAATGAGTGCTGATGTTGACATAGATTTTGCTGATAGGCAACAGATAATTGATTTAATTCAATGTACACCGGCAAGAATGAACGCAGAAGGAAAAAAACACAACAGTGGTGTGTATGTTACGCCTGTACCATATGATGCAATAAACGGTTGTGCAAGCATAGATTATGAGTATGCAGAACAACGTGGATACTTCAAATTAGATTTACTTAATCAAAGTGTATACACACTGATACGTGACCAAGCACACTACGATGCTATGTTGGCCAAACAAACAGACTGGACACGTCTACAAGACAAAAATTTTTGTGAACAGATAGTGCATATTGGAAACTATCATGACCTAATAGTTGCAATGAAACCAGACAACATACAACGCATGGCAGCATTTATCAGTATAATACGTCCAGGTAAAGCTCACCTACAACACAAGAGTTGGCCTGATGTATTTGCTACTGTGTGGGATGGAGATAATAGTGCTGGTTTTGTATTTAAAAAATCACATGCAATCAGTTATGCACGTCTTGTTGCACTGCACATTAATCTACTCTGCGAACCAGAGTAATACTTCTTCTTTTTATTTTTTTACGGCTTAGTTCTGCTAGGCTTGTACTCGGACCAAGCAAAATTCGTAAATCTTTGTTTATAAAAGTTTTTAAATAAGGTCGAAATTTTTCCCAATCTTGTTTGAGAAATATATTGATTGGAATACTGCGGTTAGATTCCCACCACCATTGATTGGCTAGTTCTAAAAAATCACGTTTTATATGATCTTCAACGATACCGCCAAAATCGTAAATAGTGGTAATTTGATCGTCACGGTTTTGTATTACACCAACGTATTCATTTCCTGCATATGTACAGAAAGTAATAAATGGATATCGTTCTGCAATCTTTTCGAATAGCTCTACGCCCATAAATACCTTATAATTGGAGTTAATTAATGTATTCTACACCCGTATATTTATATAAGCAGAAGCAGCAGGTGTTATTACCTGATACGAGTGGTGCGTACTTTCAAAGGAGATGGCAACCAGTGTATGCAAAAAAATTGAAAGTGAATCGAGGCGTTGATAATGTCATATTATTTGAATTTGTAAACCAAGATCAAAAGCCGGTAAACATTTCTGGTAGTACAATTACATATAGAATGATGTCAACTGATGGTGATGAACAATTAATAGCCAAAGATTTAGAAACCTTAAGTGCGGCATATGGAAGAGCCAAAGTAACACTTACCAGTGAAGAACTTGACCTCATTGAGGAACAGACTGCAACCTGGAGTTTAGAACGTGCCAGTGGCAATCTCTATGAAGCAGTGTTTACAGATGCATACAGTGCAGGACGTGGACAAGTTGAAATTGTAGATAGTGTATATCCTAATTTTGTTGAAAGCCAGTTACTAGAAATACCCAAGCCAGATGATTATGGAATTAAAACTGAATCTGGCGATAGAAGATATACCAGTATGGCATATACTGCAAACAACACACTCACGACATTCCAGTTTGACTTTGACAATTTTTCAGGCAATGTAAAAGCACAAGGAAGTGATACTCAAATTGGTCCAGACTGGTATGACATTGGCAGTCAAACAGTCTATACCAACCAAACCAAGAGAGCATTTGTAAACGTCGAAGGAAGACACAACTGGGTGCGTTTTGAAATCAATCAATATGGTGTGGCCGCAACCGGAAGTGCCACTGTACAGAACGGCGTAGTAACTGAGATCAGTGCAACAGGTGGCAGTGAGTACTACGGTCCAGGCACGCCAAACGTTGAGATCACTGGATTGGGTACCGGAGCCACTGCAACCGCAACCATCAGCGGAAATGTTGTTACACAAATTTCTGTTACCAATGGCGGACAAGGTTATGAAGCCACTCCTACTGTTGAAGTCAACAACGGCACAATTACCCAAATTACCTATAGGTAATCAAAACACTTGCACAAAACAATAGGTTATGTTATTATTACATAATGATTGATCTATTGAGTTACATTCCGCAGAAGCGAAAACAAACAAGTTCTGGTTGGGTAAGTTTTAATGCACCATGTTGTGTGCATCAAGGTGAATCTCAGGACAAGCGTTTGCGTGGAGGAATCAAACAACAAGATGACGACTGGAGTTATCATTGTTTCAACTGTGGTTTCACTGCAAGTTTTGTTGCTGGACGTAATGTTGGTTACAAAGCACGCAAGTTGCTCGAATGGCTAGGTGTTGATGCAACTGATATCGAAAGGCTCAATTTAGAAAGTTTAAAACGTAAAAGTTTATTGGATCTAACTGCTGAACGTAATACTATAAAACAAAAGCAGATTGACTTTGAAGAACAAGAAATACCCGCAGGTGTTGAACGCATAGATGAAAATAATCGAGAGCACTTTCACTATGTTGAATACTTAAAAAAACGTGGCATGGTATTTGGCTATCCGTTTTTGGTTGATAAGAAACGTGGTCCACGAGATAGAATAGTAGTACCATACACATACAAGAATAGGATAGTAGGCCACACATCACGTTACTTGGACAATCGTACGCCAAAGTTTATAAACAGTCAACAACCAGGGTATGTTTTTGGATATGATTTGCAAAAGTCAGACTGGACCAGTGCAATAGTTGTTGAAGGTATTTTTGATGCACTAAGTATATCTGGCTTGGCATGTATGCATGAAACCATAAGCAAAGATCAAGCACAGTTGTTGAAGCAGTTACAACGTAGAATTATAGTAGTGCCTGATCAGGACCGTGCTGGGTTAAGTATAATTGATGCCGCAGTAGAACACAAGTTTGAAGTCAGTATACCTGAATGGCCCAAAGATATTAAAGATGTAAACGATGCGGTCATACATTTTGGTGTAGCAGAAACACTACAACAAATACATCAATGTGCAGAACGTAGTAAGATAAAAATTGAAATGGCAAAAAAACGTCTAATGAGGACAGTATGACAGAATATACATATGATGTACAAAAATTATTCTTGGAAATGATGATGCATGATGCACAAAGTTTTCTAAGAGTACAAAACATATATAATGATGAAAACTTTGACAGAGATTTGAGAGAAACTGCAAAGTTTATCTATGATCATGCTAATGAACACAAAACACTTCCAGACAGAGCTCAGATAAAAGCAGTAACTGGAATTGAACTTGTTGAGATTCCAGATCTAAATAGTGGACATACAGATTGGTTTTTGAACGAATTTGAAGCATTTACTAGACGTACTGAACTAGAACGTGCAATACTTAAAAGTGCAGATTTGTTAGAGAAGGGTGAGTATTCACCAGTTGAGAAACTGATTAAGGATGCAGTACAAATAAGTTTGACAAAGGACTTAGGCACAGACTACTTTGAGGATCCAAGAGCAAGACTTGCGGCACTAAAAGACAACAATGGTCAGAATTCAACAGGTTGGGCAAACTTAGACAAATTGTTGTATGGTGGATTCAACAGAGGCGAACTACAGATATTTGCAGGTGGATCAGGATCAGGTAAAAGTTTATTCATGCAAAACCTAGCAGTGAATTGGATGGAAGCAGGACTAAGCGGAGTATACATCACACTTGAACTTAGTGAAGGGTTAACTGCTATGCGTATTGATAGTATGTTAACAAATA